AGGGTCGGGGGTGTTCCCCCTCTATCAAAAAGCCTACCCCCCTTGCTTGAATTGCAACTAGAGCATAATACTTGCAAGTTAGTGGGGTTATCATCGCCACCTAATATGCGTGGCACTATGTGGTCAACGCTTAGCCGTTCCTCTGTACCGCACATCTGACAGCATCCATCTCTACGGATTATCTGTTCCCTTATCCGTCTCCACTTAGTTGTACTTCCTTTGCCGCTAAGACTTGACATACTTAGACCTTAAACAATGGATGCAATAAGCATAATGAATATCTGAGTGATAGACATATGAATACTTATGTCCTAATAACCAACACATAAGCCTTCTCATAGATCGTCATAACAGATACCGCATACCCACCAAGCATGGACTTCCATTATCTCTGATTCGGGTGTCTCTGCATCGCATCGACTACATTGAATCGTAGCTTCTATTACTAATGCCATCCCTTGTCCTTCCAATGCTTCCATGCGTTACACGCATTGCCTTGATATCTATGATCGATGTACTTAAGGCCAAAGTGTATCTGTTCAATAGGAGACTTGTCCTTGACTATAGGGTTCTTTAGCTGTAGTAATCCATATACATAGCTCTTAGTAGGGCTATTAAGATTACCTATTGCTTTATGATTCCAAGCACTTTCTTTACCTATAAGCCTAGATAGGCATTTAGCTTCTTTTTTAGGTAATGCTAATCGTACATAATCCTTGGGATGTATTGCTTCTATTGAGCCACTTGTAGCGTGACTCATAGGTACGCATAGAGATATCCCAATAACGATTGCTACCGAGCGGGCTATCCGCTTAAGCGCCCGCTCTGAGCCCTTGAGGGCTCTAGCCAAGAGTGTACCGAGCCTGTCAAGCATGTGCATAACATGGGTGTGTCGTGAGCGTAGTTTAAGGTTTTGTACCAAGTTATCCACAGGCTGTGTGTAACTATTTATCTGTAGAGTAGAAACCCTCGCCCTTAAACTGGATGTTAGGAACGCTGTAAATCTTTTGCATCGAGCTGTGACAGAATTGGCATTTTGGGTCATGCGGTTCATGGATACTCATTTCCTTCTCATAGCGCAAGTTAGCCTCGCACTCCTCGTTGGTACATTCGAATTCATAGATTGGCATTAGATACCTGGCAAGTGCGACATGGCACATCCTTTAATTTCCACGATCCACATAGTGTGCATCTATCAGGCTCTAATTCTACCGAATCTTTCTGTATATCGCCGTAACCGGCTTGCAGAAGTAGTTGGACAAGATCACCAAACCTCATGAACGCAAGATACTCAGGAACGGCTTCCTGCGAATCCCCTTGTCCGTTCATTCTGGCCACCACGAAATAGGGTTCTTTACCTTTACTCCGCTTGGCTGCTTGTCTCAACCACTCCATTGGCGAGAACTGACTGCGACTCTTGACTTCACAGTCATAAGGGACATTGATTATGTCCTTACCGTTTCCTCGCTGCACAGAAGCTCCAGGCCACCATTGCGATAAATATTCCGCAACGCTTCTCTCTGACTTGAATCCTCTATGCTTTCTACTCTGTGACATGGATTAGGTCATGCCTTTCCAGCAGAATTTAACGTGCCGCACTTATCGCATTTCCATGCGTTCTGTAAGGCTCTTAGTTTAATCTGTGAGACTGTTGGGGGTTCATTACATAACTGGCAGATAATGGCAAACCCTAAAGCTTGTAAGTCATGGGCTGACTGTTTAGCCATGTAAAGTTCTTGATCTGTAGGGAATTGCTCCCACTCGTTATCTTGATTCTGAAAGAATAACTTACCCACGATTCACCTGCGGCTTCCATGTTCCATCTTTGCTAATCTCGTACCAGATTGGGTCGCATGGCTTTGCATCTCCACCAGGCATATCTCGAGTTATAGCTGCGGTACATTTCCACATTCCCCAAGCCTTACCGGCCTTAGAAGTTCCCGTTTTCCATATCCGAGCACCATGAATACAGCTCTCGTCTATCGGCGTGCCACCAAGGACATCCTTCACCATCTCTACTGCTTGTTCCATAGTCTGAACTGGTGCTGTCACTTCTACTGTCCATGGATCACTTTCCTTTGGTACTGGTATGTATTCCTTCGATGTATCAGCCATCTTGGCCTTTACTTGCTCGATGTTAGCCTTTACTTGGTGCGTTGCTGCAACCTTAGACATTTCCTCGCGACTCGCTCTCTTTCCTTTAGTAGCGTAGCCTGCATTTGCGAGTGCGCGGCCAATCGCACTCGTCTCGCAATTTTCAAGAGCAGATGTCGCATTGACTCCACGCCCCTGGACTGTTTCCTCAGCAAGGCCAGTAGTCCAAGGCCTAGAGTCTGCTTCAGTTCTATAGATACTAGCTTCAACGATAAAGCGAGTAGCAGTTGAATCCAGCAACTTCGTATGAATCTGACCATCTGGGTGATCCTTCCAATATTTAACTAATCGTTCCTCGACTGTTTCGTAATCCTCTAAATTAAACATATAAATCGTTCTCCTCTGTATGTAACTGCGCGGCTAGGCTCGTATATGCGACGAGATCGATGTAAGTGTCTGTCTTTGCAGTTTCCATGCTTCTAGCGATTTTGACCAACGCCATACACATTGCAACTTGATAATCGTTAACTGGCACTTCCAAGTATGCACTCCACAATGAGGCGGTGCGTTGCATATTGTCACTAGGATGTCCGTAGTCCGCTCCCCGGTCTTGAATAGTGGCTCTTGCCTCATTAAGGTAGTCACGGGCGTTCATCGGTTAACCTGGTGCTGAGTCTGTGCCTTGATAAGGCGGCGGGCATTTATCTTGCCCTGAATCTTGCCGTGTTCATGCCCCTTGGCGTATCCAATTAAGAATCCAGGCAATGAGCCGATAAGCAATGAAAGTAAAACTATGTGATCGTGGTTGGTAATCATCTTGCTCCCTTCGCGCCGTATCTCGGCACTAAGAGAAAGTTACCCTAGTGGCAGCTCTTGGTCGATTAGATTTAGATAACGAAACGGTAACAATTCTGTCTCATCTACCTGATCGTCAATAGTGCGTTTAATGTCGACATATAAATCATCCATAACGCTTGCCTTGATAAATAAATGAGCCATCTTTAGGGTCGATAGGGATAAGTTCAGGCGTGAATCTCTTGCCATACAAAGTGCCTACTACGAATCCCATCTGCCAATTGGCATAACCCTTGGTATAGCCCATTCCAGGGCTTGAAAGGTCTACTAGGTTGCCAACCTCGACTCCCCATACTATGCGCCCGTATCGGCCACCAGAGGCCTCAGAATGGGCAGATAGCCCCAGTCTGTGAGTGTGACCCGACACGATTGACTTACCCATCCGCATTGCGCCATTTAAGGCCGTTTGACCGGGCTTATTAGATAACGGGAACGCATCTCCATGGCAGGTATGCCAGCCTGGAGCAAAGTCAAAACCATTGGGATGGTACTTAATCCCGGCCTTGTCATACCCCATAAATTTATCGTAACGCAGCTCTGGAAGGTTCATAAATGCTGGGAGTCTGCGAGATAGAGACTTATAGACTCGAGCGCCATGATTGGAACCGACTACATCCGTGACACCTAGATACTCGAGAATCTCTAAAGTAAGCTTACGATCCTCATCGATGTTGCCCTCTACTTCTTGCCATGGTTGCGCGAAGCCCCCAAGCTGCGGAAGGTCAATCTCATCGCCGATACAGATGGTTTGGTGAGGCTTGTAGACCTTTAAAAACTTGCCTAGATTTTTGACTGCTGCTTCATGAAAGAACGGGGCTTGAATATCTGAAATCCAAGCAATTCTTTTGACTGTCATTAGTCCTCGTCATCATCCTCGTATGGGATATTGTCTATCCGGTTGGGTAGGTTTGGAATAATCCAGTCCGGGAATGATTCACGATCTGAGAGCAGCCAGAAGGCATGAGTCTCTGTGAATCCTGCCCGGCGTAATGACTTGTAATACTCATTCATAGCAATGCAGTAAGCATCGAGTTTGCTGTAAGTATCTAAGTCTATGACTGGTCGTTTCCTTGCCATAGGATAAGTGTTACTTGCCTAACAGCTCGATGATTGTATCGACACGCGCTTCCAGTCGATTAACCTGATCCTTAATGCTAGAGCCGCCATTGGGCTTAAGTTCATTTAAGTAATGCTTAACTAGAAACTGTAGAAACGCAGCTGTGCCGCCTAGAACAGTAACAATTCCAACGGCAACAGCCG